CTGGAAGACGCTGACTGAGCCGACGAAGCGGCCTGTCCGGCTGACGTGCTGGCTGCGCGTGCTGAGCCTGCAGCATCAGTCGCATGGGTTGCCGCCTCACGGGCTGATGTGCTGGCATCGCCGGCTGACTTCTTCGCGGCTGCCGTGTTCTGTGCCACTGCGGACGCGTTACGCGCCACCTCTTCCACCATCACTTCAAAACGGCGCAGTGCCTCCGGTCGGACATCATCCTCCGTCATGGCACCGAGAAAATCATTCAGCGTACCTGGTCTGGAACCTTCATAGACGGTAATGGTCCCGGCATGTGAAGGCGGAAAACCTTCAACCAGCAGGGTGACGCTGTACTGACCATGCTCAACATCCATGCTGTAACGTCCGGCTTCATCCGGATTTTCAGAGGCCACCGTGTTCACCACCACCGTGCTGCTGGTTCGTCTGGCCTTCAGCACAATGGTGCAGTTCTGTACTGGTTTTCCTGTGCCATCTTTAAGCACGCCAGAAATTTTTACTGTCATACTTTTCCACCAATAAAAAAAGCCCGCAGCAGTGACGCCACGGGCTTCAGGACAGTGTAACTTTACGTTTCCTCAAACGCAGTTCACCCCATAAGGTGGATGAACCTGCGTATCATAACAATATTTACAGAAGATAAATCGGCGTCTGTTGTCAGAAACGGTATCCGATACCAACAATAAATGCATCCGTTCGCCAGTCGCCACTACCGGAACCTTCATAAGCAAGGTCAATGGTCACGGATTCGGTCGGGTTAAACTGCACGCCAGCCCCCCACGCCAGAGACGTGTTGCTGTGGCGACCGTCATCACTTCCGGTCAGCACATCGTGCGTTTTCCCCTTGTTGTCAGTTACGCGGAGATAATCCCCGGAGAAAGTCGACACACGGCTGTAAGACACACCCGCCATCGCATACGCGCTGAACCATTCATTCACGCGCACAGACGGCCCCGCTATCACGCTGAACCAGCGGTTACGCACGGAATCTTCATGCCAGCGGGTATCGCTGTAGTGCGTTTTTTGCTCATCCTCAGCATTGGCATAACTGAAGGACGTAATCAGCCCCAGCGCGTCCGTAAACTCATAACGGTATTTCACGTTAATCCCGTTCAGATTATCGCTGCCGGGAGCGTTCGTACGGGCATGAAGATACCCCGCGCTCAGTGTGGACTGATGTTCAGACGCCCATGCAGGCGCACCGGATACGGACAGACAGATGGCTGCGGACAAAATGGCTGCACAAACTTTACGCATAATTACCTCTCGCTTTTCTGCAATAAAAAAGGCGCCATTTCTGGCGCCCGTATATGGGTTATAAAATTCAGCTGATACTGATGCCTGCGGTGGCTTTCTTCATCACCACAACCAGCAAATCGCTGATACTTGCTGTGGGATACCAGTTATTTACCAGCCATGCTGACACCGAAAACTCCAGCGTCATGTGACCGTGACCGGCAGGCATATCAATAACACCACTGTAAATCAGCGTATTATCCAGCGCGGTACGGTTATAAATTTCAGCACCGTTTTTCCGCACTATCAGACGGCATGAGGAGTAAATATCAGTATGCTCTCTCTCATGCTTAGCGCCACTGAATGCCACCGCCGGAATAACAATTTGCCGGTCAAACGGCTGATCGTCATAAACCCTGACGGTAATGGTCCCTGATGGCCACCGCTCCGGTGCACGGGAGTCCCGGGGGAAAGCTTTGCCCACTGTTTTAACGAGATCGCCTTCAATCTGGTTGGCGGACAGTTTTCCCAGAACCCGACAGTTTTCGTTAATCGTGACGTTGTTGAGCGTCCCGGAGTTCGCATTCACGTTACCGCTGATATCGGTATTTTTCGCCGTCAGCCGCCCGTCCGGTGTCAGGGAAAATGCCGGAGGATTACCGCCACTGGTAATGGTGGGAGCCGTCAGGTATTTCAGGAACACTTCGTTCATGAATATCTGATCGCCCTGACCAACAAACATCGGCTTTGTGTTGCCATTCGCAGGATTAATCATCGCAATCCGGTCAGCAGCCAGAAGCACCTGACTCTGCATACCTGCTGGCGTATTCTCAATACCGGCTCCGATACCCGCAATATAAAGGCGTCCGTCCTTCATCTGCTGCAGTTTCACGGCCCACATGCTGTTCAGGTTATTATTTGTATCAACCTGAACTTTCTGTATCTGCTGGATTGCCGCGCTCTGATTTTCCAGTTTTTTATTGACGGTCTGCGTGATTTCATTGCTGACATTCGTAATGGACGTCCTGATTTCAGCCAGATCAGGCGCAAGCTGACCGTTATCAATCTGCGTCCACAACTCCTGAGCCAGATGGGTTTTCCCTATCTCTCCTTTGAAAAAATCCAGATAGCCGGATGCATCATCACTCGGCTGGCCAACAGCCTCCACAAATGCCGATTTGCCAACAGTATTCACACTGCGGATATAAAAATAATAATCATGGCCCGGTTTGATATTGATACTGGCAGCTATCCAGTACAGCGCCGAGCCAAGATAGCGGGCTGCGGTTTCAACCTGCCTGATATCCGCAATCCGCTTTTCCGAGAACCAGAACTCAAACTGTACCGTCGGGTCATAAACGGCAAGATGCGGCGTGGCGGTTATCTGAAAATAGCCCGGCGTCAGCTCAATCCGCGACGGTGCTGCCGGTGCGGCAATCCGGAAGGTGGTGGTGGCAGGTTCACCCTGCTGGCCATAGCTGTTTATCGCCCGCACCGTCAGGGTGTATTCCCCGAGCGGCAGGCCACTGAAACGGTGCTCCGTATCGGCAGTGATGGCGGTGGTCAGCAGGCGGCTGTTCTCACCGCTTCCACTGGTCAGGCGCAGACTGAAGCGCACGCCCTTCACCACCCTCGGCGTGTCCCATTTCGCCTGTGCCAGATACTGACCGTCAGCCGCGCTCACCTCCACCGTCAGGTGCTGCACTGCCGGTGGAATAACGCTGTTCAGGGTGCCTGACTGCGGCTCAAAGCTGGCCCCGTTATCCACGATGGCTTCTTTTTCCGGCACATGCTGCACTGCCGTGATGGCAAAAGTGCCGTCCGTGTTTTCCCGGATGCAGACACAGCGAAACAGGCGACGACGCAGTGACGGCAGGGAAAGCCCCCACACACCGTATGTCTCCACACCATCCGGCAGGGTACTGACCTGTATCCGGTCCGGCGCGGGGTGTGCGGTGATGGCCACGCTCACCGGCTTACCGCCACCGTTAATCAGGTTCACCGTGGCGGCACCTGTCTCCGGCAGGGTCACCTCACGGTCCAGTGTCAGGGTGCGGCTGGCGGCATCGATGGACAGGATACGTCCGCCGGTCATGGTCCCGGCATAGTCGTTATCACAGATTTCAATAATGTCACCGGGTGTGTGACGCAGCCCCTGTGACCCGAGCGTGAAATCCACCGTCTGCGTTTCCAGCAGTCCGGTCTTTATCACCCACAGCCCGGCACGGTGGGCCTGACCGCGACTGGTGCAACCGAACGCATCCATCTTCAGCAGGTTGCGCCCGTAGCGCAGTATGGCTTCCGGGTCTTCCACCAGTTCCGTGGAGGTCTGCCAGCCGTTCTGCGGGTCGGTGTAATTCACCTCCACCGCCGTGTGCCGGTCCTTCAGGGCGCTGAAGCTGTAGCGAAACCCCACGCCGTTATCATCCACCACCACATCGCAGTTGGTGTACGGCCACACCACATCCGACGGGCGGTCCTGAACGAACGTCAGCGTCTGGCCGTTCCATACCGGCATACAGCGCATCGCCGAGCAGAAATCACTGAGAACGTCCCACGCCTTACGCTGTTGTGACAGGTACGCATTAAAGGTCATCCGCGGCTCTGTGCCCCCGAAACCATCCGGGACCGTCTGGTCGCAGTACTGCCCGATGGCATACAGCGCCCACTTGTCAACATCCGCCGCCCCCAGACGTTTTCCCATGCCGTAGCGCGGGTGAGTCAGCATGTCCCACAGGCACCAGGCCGGGTTGTTGCTGTATGCCGGTTTCAGACTGCCGTCCCAGATGCCGCTGTACGTGCGTTTTTCCGGGTCATAGTTTGACGGCACCTGGATGATGCGACCTCGGATATGGTAGTTCACCGTCATCTGCTGACCGCCAAACTGCTCCGCATCCACCTGCAGCCCCACAATGGCCGTGTTCGGGTAGCACTGTTTCACATCGATGATTTCGGTGTATGACGACCACAGCGTCTTATTCTGCAGCTGGTCCGTGGTGCTGTCCGCCGTCTCCCTGACCATCCGGATGTTAAAGGGCCGGGGAGGCAGATTATCCAGAATCACCGAGGCCAGGAACTGTGAGGTGGTCTTGCCGTTAATGGTGACGTCCTTTTCCGTCACCCAGCGGCCATTACGCTGTAACTGAATCAGAATCCGGACAGAGGAAGGATTACGGTCGCCCTTTGACGTGGTCTGCACCAGTGACTGCACCCCGAAGGTAACCCGCAGGCGGTCAATGTTCGCGGACGTAATGGTGCGCGTCACCGGTTTTGCCTTCGTCACTTCCACGCCCAGTCCGGTTTCAGCACCGGAGGACTCAAAGCCTTCCGGTGGTGTCTGCTCCTGCTCCCCGGCGCGCCAGACCGCCGTCACACCGTGTATCACGGGATTACCGTCCGTGTCCGTCAGCGGGGTTTTGTTCACCAGGATACTCTGCAGTCCCTTCACCGGACCTTCTATCGGTCCCTCACCAATCGCATCAATCACGCTCATCATCTGCGTGGATTTGAGATTATCCTTCGCCTCACGAGGCGTGTGTGCCTTACCGCCACCTTTTCCCATACAGCCTTCCCCTGAATAAATTAACCGCCACTTGCCATTCCGTACAGAAGTCGGATATCCTTCGCCCGAAAAGCATGAAACACATTTCTGTCATGCTAAAGAGAAACCCCGGTATCAGCAGATACCGGGGTTTTCTTTCATGCCCACCGATTGTAGTGGTCAAGTAATATTGGCCACGGTTTTACAGTAAAAATGGTATCTGTTCTCTGACTCTTCCGGCGTCAGCCCACCGTTATAATGGTGAGGTCTGACGCTGTTGTAGTAGTTCAATATGTAATCATTAATTTGCTGCCGGGCCTCGTCCTTGCCTGCGTAACCATTCGTTGGCACCCATTCTGTTTTCAGACTGCGGAAGAAGCGTTCCATGGGGCTGTTATCCCAGCAGTTTCCCCGCCGACTGACGCTTTGATTTATTCTGCAACGCCAGAGAAGTTGTTGATATTTAAGGCCTGTATACTGGCTTCCCTGGTCGCTATGGAACACGACATCCCGGGGTTGGCCACGCGTCTCATAGGCCATCCGCAGGGCACTGCTTATCAGTGCGGTATCGGCATGCGCTGACAGACTCCAGCCGATAACCCTGCGGGCAAAAAGATCCATAACAACCGCCAGATAGCACCAGCGATTTCCTGCCCAGAGATACGTAATATCTCCACACCATACCCGGTCTGGCTCCGGTACTGCGAACTGACGCTCAAGCAGATTCGGCAGGCTGGTATGCTCCTGACGGGCATTTTTATACTGATGTTTTCCGGGCTGACAACTGCTCAGGTTCAGATATTTCATCAGACGTCCGGCACGGTAACGGCTCATCGGGACGCCGTTTTGAGTCAGCATTTCAGCCAGAGTGCGCGCGCCCGCAGAGCCCCGACTTTGGTTCCACGCCCGGCGTATTTCGCTGCACAACCTGACTCGTGCCGGATTAACCGTATCGCGTCGTTTTCGCCAGTACCGGTAACTGCTGCGGTGTATTTCCAGAGCAGAACACAGGCTGACAACCGTGTGGCTGTCACTTAGTCTGGCGGCTATCGTGAACCGTTCAGCGAGTCGGACATTAAGAGCGCGGTAGCCTTTTTTAATATCGTATTTTGTTCCTCCAGACGGCGAACTTGCTTTTCCAGCTCGCGGATACGTTGCTGGTCTGGAGTAATGGGTGTGGCAGAGGGCGTAATACCCTGGCGCTCTCGCCTGAGCTGGCGTACCCAGCTCTCAAGCGTGGTTGAACCGACATTCATCGCTTCACTGGCCTGTCGATATGAGTAGCCCTTATCAACAATCAGCTGTGCACATTCCAGCCTGAACTCAGGGGTGAAGGTTCGTTTGGTTTTCTTGTTCATTAAGTCACCTGTTTTGTGTTGTGGTGAGAATATCACCTTTCATCAGGTGGCCAAATTTAGTGTGCCACTACAGACAATCCTGTTGGTTAAAACCGGTAATGGCATAAAAATTCTGAATATCTTCACATTTTCACAAACTGACTGTGGTGCTAATAATTTCTCTGCGTTAATGTTTTTTGTCGTGACATAAGAATAATTCCTTACACTTAATCTTCGTAACGCTCCCGCAGTTCCGCAACTCTGCGGGATTTTTTTATTCTTTTTACCCCTGCCGCCCGATAACCACGACCTTTCCGCCCCCGCCTTCATCACGGGTGCTGATGTCCTGGGATATCCGTCGTGAACCAACCAGCATTTCCCCGTAAGGCACCGGCATCGGGTTACCCTGGGCAATCATATTGTCCAGTGAGGAAAAATACGTGTTCTGTTTACCGTTATCCGTTGCGCGGTAATCCGGTGTTTTTGCCTTCGGTGCCAGCATCTGGGCCACACCACCCAGAATCATACTGGCACCCAGTGAAAACAGCATCGTGGTGGCAGAAAAACCGCCGGCTGCCAGGGCTGTACCCCATAACGCCATCGAGCCTCCGGCAGTGAAGAACGACCCCACGATGGCTGCCGCCCCCAGCACAATCTGCAGTCCACCCTTTCTGGCCCCGGCCAGTCGCGGCACAATGTGGATGACCGTTCCCTCACCCAGCTGTTCGTGAAGACGGGCATACACCGCCTCCGGTGCCGTGTCATCACCGGCAATACGTATCTGGTACCAGCCTTCGTTCATCTGACGGCGAAAGCCCGGCATCTGCATCGACAGGGCGCGAATGGCTTCCGCTGCCGTGTTCACATACAGGCTGAGGCGGCGGCCAAATCGTTGTAAATCCCCGTGAAGGCAGATGCGTGCCAGTGGCGGTGACGCCAGGCTGAATGCGTTCGTCGTTGCCATTTTTCGGAATACCTCTCCCGTTTACTCAGTTGTTCAGGCAGATGGTGAAGCAGCTCACCGTTGCCGCAGTATATGGCGGCATGATTGGCCACCGATGCGCCAAAGCAGCACAGCAGGATATCGCCAGGCTGTGCGGAAGGCAGGGAAATCCTGTAAAAACCAGTCGCCTCCATATTGTCCAGGTACAGGTTCTGACCGTTGCGCCACCAGTCATCCTCACGCTCAAAATCCGGCATATCAATTCCCGCCAGATGGTAGGCATCCCGGAACAGCGTGTAACAGTCCGTCACCCCGTGCTCAAAGCGCCGTCCTGTCAGATGTGGCACACAGCGGAATTTATGAATTTCCCCCCGGCAGACCAGCCACCAGGACAGTGCACTTTTTATCTGCAGCCGCCGGTCGGCCTCGCTCAGCCAGGGCAGACCACCGGGATGACTGTGGACCAGTGCCACAATCTCCCCCTGCATCTCTGCCCGCAGCCAGTCTTCCGGTGCAATACGAAAATACGCCTCCGGCTCTGCAGAGATATTCACACAAGGGATATACCGCTCCCCCTCCGGCGTTCTCACCACGAAGCCGCACGACTCCGCAGGCACACACCGCCGGGCATGCGCCAGAATCGCTGATTCTGTCTGTGTCATTGGATTTACTGCGAAAGTTTGTTAATGGAAAGGAAACCGCCAAAATTAGCCACCATGCCGCGCATCTCACACCCGCGCATGCACTTGCTGCATCTGTCCTTACGGATATCCGTGGTGGGGTTGTCGAACTCATCCGCCACCGCAGGACCGTTATACCCGCATTCATCTCCCCGGTAATCCCACATACAGGTGTTCGCCAGCATGATGCGACCGGGAAACAGCGCCCCGTCCGTCTCGGTCGGTGTGGCCAGCACAAACGAGGCCGTCATGGCTGTCAGCTGCGACATCTGCTCCACCACCCAGCGGTCACTCAGCTCCTGCTCCGGGTCCGCCGACGGATTGCCCGCAACGAAATTCACCGCATCCAGAAAACGGGCATACACCCGGCGGCGGACCACCGTGGCCCCCACCAGACTCTGCAGGTCCTCCGCCATCCCGGTGACCAGACCAAACAGATTGGACACCGTCAGCGACGGGCGGGCACTGCTGCCCTTCCCGTTCATCTCAAAGCCACTGCCGTCAATCGGGTATGCCTGATATTGCCGCCCCTGCCAGGTAACCGCCTCCCCTTTTTCATTCAGCTCATTGCAGAAAAAATACCGCTCACCACCCTGCACCGTCAGGTCAATTTCCCAGAGCACCACCCGCGGTGACTGCTCTGATTTAACCGACTCGTTCAGGCTTTCTTCGTGAATATCCTGCATCAGTTCACCACCTGCTCTATCGTGCAACTGAAATCACTGTACCGGGCATTATCCGTGACACTCCACTCACGGCACACAACCCTCACCGTCCGGTTATGTTTCGGCGGTCGCCACAAAAAGGCACGGTAACCACCATGCCACGATAAAAACTCTTCCAGCCAGCGCCGGGTTGACTCATCCGTCACCCGGAACACCGCCTGAAACGTCTTCAGTTGAGGATTCAGCCCTGTGGGGCGGCGCTGTTCATAACCGTCACCAAACCGCACCCTCACCACCGACGGCTTCTCACTCACCTGCATCCCTTCACGCGGGACCAGATGCAGCGTTTTTATCTCAGCCACTCAGCATTCCTCCGTCACGTCGCATGGACAGCATCACCGCCTGCACCCGCTGGTCAATCAGCTGCACAAGGGTGCCCGCAGCTTCCGGCCCTATCTGGCCATTAGTCCCGTCATTCTGAATGGCGATATGGTAGACCGGGGAATACACCAGACCCGCACTACCGTTCATACTGCCCACCGCTCGCACACCCAGCGAGCCATCCGCCGCCCGCGTCAGAGGCATAATGGCTTCAGGTCCGGCCTCCCCCATCAGTCCCGCCCCTTTTGCAAAGGCAAAGTACGTGGGCGTATCCACAATACTGTTGCTGTACGCACTCAGGTTTGCCGAGGTATACACCCCGCCTTTTGCATTGGCCACCGCACCGCCCAGCCAGCTACCAATACTGCCGATAAATCCTCCCGCTCCGGACATACTGTTTGCCGCCGTCTTGATCCCGTTGACAATCGCGGCATTCATAAGAACTTTTGATATTTCCTGCAGCACTGATGAGGCCCAGCTGCGCCATTCCACTTTATTTCCGTTCAGCATCTCCGTGATGTTATTCACCATCCCTGAGATACCCTCCGTCGCCAGCTGTGCTGCCTGTGAGGCGTAATCGGACGCATTATCCACCCAGTTACTGAATCCCTCCTGCAGCCCTTTCTGCCAGTCCGCACGCTGCACATCCGATTCGGCATAAAAGGCTTCCTGCTCTTTCAGACGTTCACTCAGATACTGCGCGTTCTGTGCCAGAGCCTGTCTGTAAAAATCCTCACTGATATCCCCGGTCTGATACTGAGACTGAAGGTCCGCATCCTTCTGGCGGAAACTGTCGCGGATCTGCTGCAACTCCCGCATGCGTTCACGGAGCCGCTCTCCCTGCCCGTACCCCAGCAGTTCCGCTTCATTTGATGCACGCGCAGCCACATTATCATTCTTCAGGGTCTCTTCCCGGGACCGCAACTGCTCCCGGATTTTTTGCTGGTCAATCAGGGCCGCATTGCGCAGCAGTTCCTGCTTCTGCATCTCCGTCAGGGTTTTCAGTTCGCCCTGCGCAGTCTGGTATTTCAGCTTCGCCAGCTCTGTATTCTGCCCCGCAAGTGCCAGTTGCTCTTTCTGCTGCTTCAGCAGCCGGGAAAAACTGTCTTCCGCTTTTTCCGTCTCTGATTTTCCACCCCGGGATTTGGGTTTATTCGCCTCGTTATTGCGCCAGGCTTCCAGGGCATTACTGATATAACGTTGTCTCGCCTCCTGATACGGTTCACCCACAAAACCGAGGTCATCCGCCGCATACCCCAGTCGGACACGCTCTTTTTCTTCCCCTTTCAGTCTGGACAGGGCCAGCTCACGCTCTGTTTTTGTCAGGGCACTCTGCTGTTTATCATCCAGAGTGGCCTGTGGCAGCCGTAACGGCACATTCACCAGTCCCTGCCGCTGCTGAAGCAGTTCATTACCCAGCCCCAGCAGACGGTTGAATTCCGTATGCTGACCGTTCATAACCAGCATGGACTGGTACACCTTATTCTGCTCTGCCGCCTGCTGACGAATTAACGCCACACGACGGTCTTCCAGCCCGGCAAGCACATCCTGAATGGACTGCGCTTTTTCCTGCATCTGTGCCAGACGGGACTGCTCAACGGCAAGCTGCTCTGTTGCCTGAGAAAGCCCTTCCGTCACGGTCTTCACCGATGTCAGATGGTTTATCATGAATCCGTCACCGGTTGTCCAGCCAGGGTTAGCCAGAACATACTGATATCCAGCGATTTTTTCCTGCAGGGATTTCACCCGGCTGGCCTGTTCATCAATCAGCCGGTTCTGCTCTGCCAGCGCCGCCCGTGTTCGTCCTTCATTATCTGAGGCTTCAGGCAAAGACATTGACGGCGTTTTATGCGCGATTTCATCTATCGTCAGTGCATACTGGCGCGCTGACTCCCTGGCCTGCTCCTGATTCTGGTACAGCGTATACCATGCTGCTGCCCCCAGCATCACCAGTCCGGGTACGCCACCAACCAGTCCCAACGCACCAGTCATCAGACGTGAGCCCACCGCCGTTGTACTGTTCAGCGCATTCTGGGCGGCGCTTCTGGCAGCAATATTTCTGTTCAGGCGTTCCTGTGTGGCCGCCAGACGGGCCTCTGCAGCAATCTGCATCTCCGTCCCGCGGGCTGCCGCCACGGCCTGCTGAGCACGGTACACGGCTGCCCTTGCCCGCGCCGT